TCATGCAGCCGCTCCCATGTCGCCGGCCAGCATCTCGCGCGCGAGGCCGTGGAGCCCATCCACCCGCAGCCGGATATCGAGCCCCTCGGTTCCAATGTCGATCCGATCAACAAGCAGGGCCACGATGCGGGCCTGCTCGGCGGGGAAGAGTTCGTCCCACAGCGGGTCAAGCTGCTGCAGGGCGGTGCGGGCGTCGGTTTCAGTGACCTCACCATCCTTCGCCCGTGCCGCCTTCCACGCCCCTGCCACGATCTCGGGCTGGCGGAACACGGCCCGCAGTTGGTTGACAACGGTCGCCTCGATCTGGCCTGCCGGCACGCGGCCGACGGGGCACGTTCCGGCCCCATGCTTCAGCACCGTCTGGCTGACATAGTAACGGTAGAGCTTGCCGCCCTTGCGGGTATGGCTGGGCGAGAACGCCGCGCCATCCGGGCCGTAGAGCAGCCCCTTCAAGAGCGCCGGCGTCTCTGCCCGGGTGCGCGCGGCCCGCTTGCGGGGGCTTTCCCGCAGGATGGCGTGAACCCTGTCCCACGTCGCGCGGTTGATGATCGCCTTGTGCTCGCCGGGATAGCTTTGCCCCTTGTGCACCGCCTCGCCGATATAGGCGCGGTTGTTCAGCATCCGGTAGAGGAACTTCTTGTCGATCCGGTTGCCCTTTGGGGTCCGAAGACCGCGTTTTTCCACCTCGCGCGCCAGCTCCGTGCCCGAGCCGATCTCAATGAAGCGGGCGAAGATCCAGCGCACATGTTCCGCGCGCTCTTCATCGATGACCAGCTTGCGGTTTTCGACCCGGTAACCGTATGGCGGCACCCCGCCCATCCACATGCCCTTCTTGCGCGAGGCCGCGAACTTGTCGCGGATGCGCTCGGCCGTCACCTCGCGCTCGAACTGGGCGAAGGAAAGCAGGATGTTCAGCGTCAGCCGGCCCATCGAGGTGGTGGTGTTGAACGACTGGGTCACGCTGACGAAGGTCACGTCATTGCGGTCGAACACCTCGACCAGCTTGGCGAAATCCGCGAGCGAGCGGCTGAGGCGGTCGATCTTGTAAACGACCACCACATCGACCAGCCCATCCTCGATATCGGCAATCAGCCGCTGCAGGCCGGGCCGGTCCAGCGTGCCGCCCGAGATCCCGCCATCGTCGTAGCGGTCGCGCACAAGCACCCAGCCCTCCGAGCGCTGGCTGGCGATATAGGCCTCGCAGGCCTCGCGTTGTGCATCGAGCGAGTTGAACTCCTGCTCCAGCCCCTCCTCGGAGGACTTGCGGGTGTAGATGGCGCAGCGGCGCTTGATCTTCACGCCCGTCATCGCCGGCTCCGGTTCTTGAGCCCGAAGAACACCCAGCCGTTCCAGCGGGTGCCGGTGATGGCGCGGGCGACGGACGACAGCGACTTGTAGGGGCGGCCCTGCCATTCATAGCCGTCCGCGGTGACGGTGACGACATGCTCGATGCCCTGCCATTCGCGGATCAGGCGCGTGCCGGCGATGGGCTTGAGATCGGCCCGGATGCGGCTCTTGCTGCGGTCGCCGCCGTCGAGTTCTTCGCCGAGCCGTTCCAGGCGCTTCACCGTCTCCGGCCTCAACCCGCCATAGGCGAGCTCCTGGATGCGGTAGGCCAGCCGGCTTTCGAGGTAACGCCGGTTGAAGGGCGGTGGCTCGCTGTCGAACAACTCGCGCCACTGGGCCTTCAGTTCCGGGGTCTTCATGGCCTTCAGCGCAGCCAGGCGCGCGGGGATGGGATCATGCGTGTTCATTCGGTCCTCCGTTCGGTTGGACCTGCACTACCGCTCTGAACGCCTGAGTTGTGAAGCGGAAATTCTCCTGTTCTCTCGATATGTTGCCCCTGTTCCCGCATCCGCAGGCGGATCAGGCCGAGGGCCAGCAGGTTGCAGAGTTCCGCCCGGCGCTCGCGGGGCGTCATGTTGGCAGGTGGCAGGGGGTTTGGGCCGGCACGACCTGTCATCGGTGTAATTCCTTGTGTTGGAAACCGCCCACAGGATCGGCTTTCAATAGGAAAATACAAGCATAATCAAATCGGTAGGGAAGATGTGCGTAACAGCTAGAAATCTTTCGAAGGCAGTCTTGAGAAAGGTTGCGCGTCAAATGGCATCCTTGGAATCCCTTGCACTGAATCGGCCCGAGGCACCAGAGCGAGGTACAGTTCTGCCAACGCACGAAGCGAACGAAAAATTCGTGATTGATCCTTGGAGGTCGCAGTTTTACGTCAATATTTCGACAACTAATAAGAGACTCGGAGGCACACTCATGCAGATTGAGAAAAAGTATTTCACCATTGAGGAAATTCTCGAACGCTGGCAGATGCCGGAGCATGATCTGGGTTATCTCGCCGAAAACGATGAGTTGCGCCTGTCGATCCGAATCTACGACGTTCCGATGGAATTCGGCGAGTTTCGCAGGTTGAAATCTGGTGGACGTCGTTGGTCTCCCAAGGAGAGGACGATCTATTCTGGCCTCGTCGATCTGCATCCTGGTGACGCCTATATGATCTTTCGCTGCTCCGAGCGGAACGTATTTGGCTTCCGCCAGCCTGATGGAAGCTGCATGCGCGTGCACTACATGGCCAGTCCGGTCCTCGTCATGCTTGGAGATCTACTGATACGTCGTGAGGAACGGGACAGAATCGAAAAGGTGCGAGGCTTTAAGGCAGCAGAGCTTTGCTCTGGGGATACGGGCTTTTCTGCGTCGCCGGACTACCATCACGTGTGCTGCAATGGGCAACATTACTACCTTGGGGATGTCCAGGCACGCGTAGTGAAGGAACTACATAGCGCAGCAGCTCGAGGCGAGCCCTGGCAAAATGGGAAGCGCCTGCTGACTGTTGCGCGGTCACGTAGTATGCGAATGGCTGACGTATTCAAGTCGCAGTCCAATTGGCGCGATCTGATCGAATCTGACGGTCGGGGCCTATACCGACTTAGAACTGAGGTCGTCCCGGAAGAGTGAAGCGGTTGAGGGGGATGGGTATCCCCCTCTTTGTGGGATGCCCCGGGGATCGCCAGCGGATGACGGTCCCCACCTCAGCTTAACAGTCTGATTATTCGTGATAATTTTTTCTTCCTAAATCCCCCCGCGATCCCCACGACATCCCCCTGCAGGATTTCCCATTGTGCCTCCGAAAACAAGACGGAGGCCGTGATGCAGCAACGCCATCTCAACCAGATCGAACTTTCGCGACGGTGGAACATTTCGCACCGTACACTTGAACGCTGGCGCTGGACCGGGGAAGGCCCTCCCTATCTGAAGCTCGGTGGCCGGGTGCTCTACCGGCTTTCCGATATCGAGGCGTTCGAGCAAAGCCAGCTGCGGCGCGCGCGCCTTGTCAGCGATGCGGCGGAGCGTATCGGGCAACGACCGCGCCGGCTGACGGCGGATCCTGCGCGCGCAAGCGCTACCAGCGCGCCATGCGCCGGTTGAGGGAGGCTTTCGATGAATTCGTCTGAGCGCGTGTCCCGTTTCGTGGGCCCGGGTGGCTTTTCCCAATCGAATGGCCCGGGAAGGTCGCGGGCCGCCGCAAAGGATGAACCGATGAACGAACATGACTCGGTCGCGTCAGGCGAACTGGTTCGCATTCCCGGCCTCTACCGCCGCTGGGAGTTGCCCGAGGTCCTGAGAAACCACCGCACCTATCGCATCGAGAAGGCCGGCGCACACAAAGACGGAACGCCGCTCGTCGCGATCTATGCCGATGCCACATGCCCGCCCGGGACGTTTTCCGGAACCGATGAGTAGAGGCAGGACATGGAGATGCTTGCAATGCCCGATACTGCCTTCACCGCCGCCAGCCGCGCGGTCGATCCGCTCACCGACATCACCTTCTGCGCCTGGGTCGGTCAGGCGGCGCCGGGCGATTGGCTGGAATACCACCGGGGTTTTCTCGGCATCGACGTGATGCCCGGCATGTCGACCTTGAGTGACAAGGACCGCCAGCGCCTCGCCACCCTGGCCCGGGCCGCGTTTCGTGCGTGCGAGGCGGGGCTCGTGCATCTCGTGCAACAGCGCCTCGGCCCCGACCGCTTTGCCTATCTCGCCGTCGCCCGGCCCAAACCCCGCGCGACACCGGTGCCGCTCGAACGGCTGCTGACCGAACCCAAGGCCGCGTGATGCACGGCTTTCTCGATCACTTCGCCAATCATGGAGACCCGTTCATGCCTTACCCCGACAACGCCCCCACGCCTGACGATCTGCCCGGGTTTGATGCGAGCGAGATCGCCCGGTTGCCTGTCGATCTGCTCGCCATTCTCGAGCGCGAGGTGGACGAGCGGCTGAAGCAGGCGAAGGCCGCGAAGGCCCGCCTCGATGGGGCGCTGACCATCCGCTACGCCACCCGCGCCGCCGAGGAACGGCAGGCAGCCGGCAAGGACACCGGCACGGTGCGGTTTGACGACGGTGACTTCACCGTCATCGCGGACCTGCCCAAGCGCGTCGAGTGGGACCAGGAGCAGCTGGCCGCGATGGTCGCGCGCATCCGTGCCGCCGGCGACGACCCTGCCCATTATGTCGACGTCACCTACAAGGTTCCGGAACGCAAATACGCCGCCTGGCCCGAGGCCATCCGCAAGGGCTTCGAGCCCGCGCGCACCGTCAAGACCGGCGCCCTGAAGGTCGCGATCCTGCTGCGGGAGGGTGCGCAATGACCGCAATCGCCCCGATTTCCCCCGACGCGCAGGACCTTCCCACCCTGATCGACCGCGCCGCCAGCACTCTGGCGGGGGCCAAGACCGCCGCCGAGGTTCTCGAGGCGCGTGACATGGCGGGCCTTGCCTATGACGTGGCCAAACGTGCCGCCCGGCTGCAGAGGGCCAAGAGTGCCCATGACGATCTCGTAGCGGCCGCCCATCGTGCACAAGCCCATGCGCTCGAGATCGAGGCCCGCGCCAAGCGTCGGCTCGCCGACGAATACGATGCCGCGCAGGCGCGCGGCGAGGTGGCAAGACATGGCGGAGGGAGAAACTTCAAGGTTGGGTACGGCAACGTTGAAACGACCGCCGCCGATCTTGGCCTGCGCCGCGACCAGATCCACGAGGCCCGCCAGATCCGTGACGCCGAGGCAGCCGAGCCCGGCATCGTCCGGCACGCGCTGAACAAGCGCCTCGAGCAGGGCGAGGAGCCGACCCGCGCCGCTCTGCGCAAGATGGTGGTTGCCGCAGCCAGGCGAGGGATGCGCCCGCAGCGTCCCGCCGGCCGCCGCAATCCCCTCCACGTCCCACCGACGCCGGAACGCGCCGCCTGGCAGCATGTGACCGGCACCTTCCGCGCCTTCGCTGAGTGGGCCACCGACGAAAACCTCGCTCTCGCCCGACAGGGCATGCGCGAGGCGCGGGACGACCCGTTTCACCATCTCGACGCCCGGGCCATTGCCCGCGGTGCCGAAGTTTTCACCAGGATCAAGGAGTGGTTTGATGCTCAATAGCCAATCGGCGACCTTTGCCGCATCTGTCTGGGAGATCGCCTCCCGCCTGGGCAACAACGCGCCCAGGATTGCCGACGACATCATGGAGGCGGCCTTTCCGCTGACCTGTTCGCAGGCGCGCGAGGAAGGCGCGTTGCGCATGCTGCGCACCGGGATCGTCTCGGAGGTCAAACGCATCCTGCGCAATCGGGATGACGGGTCCGGCCAGGCGGATTTCTCGGAGATCTGCGCTGCTTTCGCGCCGCTCGTGAAGGACCTGCGCTCGAAATCCTATTTCGTCGAGAGCGCCGAGGAATATGTCGCGATCCCGGATCTGATTGCCGAGCCGGCGCTGCTCGATGATGCGCGGCGCTTCATGCGGCGCAAGGGGATCGAATGCCTGGGCGAAGCAGATCGGCTGGATGCGCTCTACGCCGCGGTGACCAGCAGCGATCCCGCAACGTCCCGCAAGCCGCAGGGGGTGCCGGCATGACCCTCCCGATCATCACCGCCGACCAGCGGCTGGCCGAGATGCGCGGTGTCAAGGCCGCCATCTTCGGGCCAAGTGGATCCGGCAAGACCACGCTCTTGCGCACGCTCAAGTCCTCGACCACGCTGTTCTATGACCTCGAGGCGGGCGATCTCGCCGTCGAGGGGTTGCCCATCGACACGATCAGGCCGCGCACCTGGACCGAATGCCGGGATTTCGCGGTATTCATCGGCGGCGCCAACCCTGCGCTGCGAGACGACCAGCCCTACAGCCGCGCGCATTACGACGCGGTCTGCGCGCGCTTCGGCGACCCGGTGGTGCTCGACAAGTACGACACCGTGTTCATCGACTCGATCACGGTGGCCGGGCGACTGTGTTTCCAGTGGTGCAAGGGCCAGCCCGAGGCCACCTCGGAAAAGACCGGCAAGCCGGATGTGCGGGGCGCCTACGGGCTGCATGGGCGTGAGATGATCGGCTGGCTCACCCATCTGCAGCACACGCGGGCGAAGAACGTGATCTTCGTCGGCATCCTCGACGAGAAGCTCGACGACTTCAACCGCAAGCAGTTCGTGCCGCAGATCGAGGGCTCCAAGACCGGGCTGGAACTGCCGGGCATCGTCGACGAGGTGCTGACGCTGACCCTGCTTCCCGACGATCAGGGCGCGCCGCGGCGGGTCTTCGTCTGCCAGACGCAGAACCCATGGGGTTATCCGGCCAAGGACCGGTCCGGTCGGCTGGAGATGCTCGAGCCCCCCGATCTGGGCCGCCTGATCGACAAGATCCACCAGCCGCTGCCGCTTGATGCCCGCCCGCTGGTGCTCGACCCGCCAATGATCCCGGCGCCCGCCACCACCCCAAAATCCGATCCCTCAAACTGAAAGGACCAATGCCATGTCTGGCCTGTGGAACGATTTCAACGACGCGCAATCCAATGCCAACCTCATCCCCAAGGGCACGCTCGCCAAGGTGCGGCTGACAATCCGCCCCGGCGGGTTCGACGACCCCTCGCAGGGCTGGACCGGGGGCTATGCCACCCGCGGCGCGACCGGTTCGGTGTATCTCAACGGAGAGTTCACCGTGCTTGAGGGCCAGTATGCCCGGCGCAAGATCTTCACGCTGATCGGGCTTTACAGCCCGAAGGGGCCGGAATGGGCCAATATGGGCCGCAGCCTGATCCGCGGCATGCTCAATTCGGCGCGGGGGATTTCCGACAAGGACCAATCGCCCCAGGCCCAGGCGGCGCGGCGGATCAGTGGCTTTGCCGATCTCGACGGGCTGGAGTTCGTTGCCCGGATCGACATCGGCGCCGATGGCGACGACAAGAACGAGATCCGCTCCGCCGTCACGCCCGATCATCGCGACTATGCCCGCATCATGGGGACGGCGCCCGCGCCGATGCCGCCTGCGGGTCCGACGGCTCCGGCCAGTGCCCCGCAGGCCCCCACCGCCCCGGCAACCCCGGGCCGCCCGTCCTGGGCGGATTGATCATGCCGATGCCCGCTATTGACATGAAAGGCCGTAGTTTTGGCCTTTTGACTGTGGTGGAGCGCTTTGGCGCTTCACCCAGACCTAAATGGCTTTGTCGCTGCGCTTGCGGAAACTTGACCGTCAAGGACGGAAGCCACTTGCGTCGAGGACGTGTCAAAAGCTGCGGCTGCGCAACCCGCGCGATGATCGCGGCTGCTCGCCGCACGCACGGGATGACGGGGCACCGTCTGGACAACATCCGCAGAGGCATGATTGCACGGTGTCACAACCCGCGATCAAAGGACTACAAGCGCTACGGCGCGCGGGGCATTCGGGTGTGCCAGGAATGGCGGGATACCCCTGCCTCTTTCTATGACTGGGCACGTGCGAATGGGTATGCGGATAATCTGAGTATTGACCGCATAGATGCATCGGGCGGTTACAGCCTTGAAAACTGCCGCTGGATTCCGTTGTCCGAAAATGTCGCGCGCGCAAGACGCGCAAAGCGTCAGAACGCGGCGTGAGCCATGTCGCGCAAGTCTCACCCCCGCCCGCATCGCCTGCGCATCGCCCGGGCCGTGATCGCCTCTGGCATCCGCGTCCGCTGCTCTGCGCCGTCTGCACATCGCGCACCCGCGGCTTCGGTTGGTTCGACCCCCATCGGCCGCGTCCGCACCGCACCCGCCGCTGGTTCTGCTCGATGGGCTGCCAGGCAGCCTTCACCCGCAAAGCAAAGAGAGGTTTGAACATGGTCGACTTCACCGAAGAGGAAACCCAGGCGCTGCCCGCCGTCATGCGCGCGCTCGCCCCCGAGATGGAGCGAATCGGCTGGGATCGCCCGCTGGGCCAGCTGACCCAGAACGACATGCACAGGCTGATCGTCACCACCATCGAGGCGTTCCGCGCCGAGATGGCCGAGATCGCCGCCGAGTCGGAGATCCCGTTCTGATGCTGGACTACAACCATCGCCCCGGTATCGCCGAACGTATCAACGGTGCAATCGACGCGGCCCTTGAAGCCGAACAGGCGGCAACCCCACCGCGGGACTATCTCGGCGCCTCCCGCCTGGGGCAGTCTTGCGAGCGCGCGCTGCAGTTCGAGTTTGCCCACGCACCCAAGGACGAGGGTCAGGAGTTCTCGGGCCGGTCGCTCCGGATCTTCGCGATCGGGCATGCGCTTGAGGATCTCGCCATCAGGTGGCTGCGGGCCGCCGGGCTCGATCTCGCCACCCGGACACGGGACGGTGGCCAGTTCGGCTTTTCGGTCGCCGGCGGACGCATTCGCGGCCATGTCGACGGGATCATCATGGGCGCCCCCGCCGCCATGGGCCTGCGCACCCCCTGCTTATGGGAATGCAAGACCATGAACGCGAAGAACTGGCGTGGGACGGTGGCCAAGGGGGTGACCGTCGCCAAGCCCATCGACCCACCCGACACGCCCGAGGACACCGCCATGACCACCGATCACGATGATCGCCAGACCGACGCCGACCAACCCGGGGAAAACCTTGTCCATTTCAACCCCTGGCGCGACTTCAACGACGCGGCACCGCAGATCGACCCCTTCGGCGACGAACCCGACCCCGCGCAGATCGCCTCCTTCATGGAGGTGGTCTTCGGCTACTCGGACGGGCTGATCCCGGTGCGCAGCTTCATCGACAAGGGTCAGGGGATCGACGGTCGGCCGCACAACATCTGGATCGCGGCCGATGAGACGGCGCCCGAGAAGATGGCGACCTTCGCGAACTGGGCCGCGCGGGAAGGAGCGGCGGTCTATGTCATTCCCGGCACGGTGACGGAGACCGGACAGGCCAAGGCCGCCGACGTTCACCAGATGCAGGCCGTGGTGGTTGATATCGACACCGGCGACATTGCCGCCAAGCGCGCCCATCTCGCCCGCCACCTCGGCCCACCCACGATGGTGGTGGAAAGCGGCGGCATCACACCCGAGGGGCAGCGCAAGTGCCACATCTGGTGGAAACTCACCGAGCCTGCCGAAGGCGATGACATTGCCCGTGTGACGCGCCTGCGTGGCGACATCGCCGCCAAGGTCGGGGGCGACATGCATTTCCGCTCGGCCCACCAGCCGATCCGGGTGGCGGGCTCGGTCTATTACAAGAACGGCCTCAAGACGTTGGTCCGCATCGTCGAACTGAACGCGCGGCTGGAGCGCGATCTCGACGAATTCATCGAGGCCGTGGCCGACATGCCGCCCGCACTGGGTGTCAATCTCACGCCGGACTTCACTACGCCCGACAAGCCCGCGGTGGACGACGTTCTGGTCACCCCGGTCCGCGAGGGCGGTACCGACGACTGGTCCCGCTTCGAGGGCGCTTCCGCTGCCATCGGGTATTTCATCCGGCTGGTTCACGAGGGCCGCCTGTCCAAGGACGAAGGCTGGGAGGCGATCTGCGGCTACAACGCCGCCATGCTGCGCCCCCAGTGGCCGGTGGAACGGCTCAAGCGCGAATCCGAACGCCTCTGGGCCCGCCATGTCGAACGCCACGGGCCGCCGCTCGTCCGGCTCGACAGCGCCGCGCCCGTGCCCGAGGATCTGCCCACCTTCACGCTGGGGCAGCTGCTCGACGACACGAGCCCCATGCCCCCCGACCTGATCGGCCCCCGCGTGCTGACGCCGGGCGGGCTGCTGGTGCTCGGCGGCGCGCCCAAGGTCGGCAAGAGCGACCTTCTGATCGCCTGGCTCGTGCACATGGCCGCCGGCGTGCCCTTCCTCGGCTTCACCCCGCCGCGGCCCTTGCGCATCTTCTACCTGCAGGCCGAGATCCAGTATCACTACCTGCGCGAGCGGATGCAGCAGATCGGCCTGTCAGCGGACCTGATCGCCGCCGCGCGCGACAACTTGGTCGTCACCCCGAAGCTGAAGATGTTGCTCGATGCCGAGGGCAGCGCCCGCGTGGCCGCGGCGATCAGGGCGGCGTTCCCCGACGAACCGCTCGACATCCTCTGCATCGACCCGATCCGCAACCTCTTCGACGGCGGGCCGGCCAGTTCAAATGGAGGCGGCGGCGAGAACGACAACGCCGCGATGATGTTCTTCCTCAAGGACCGCGTCGAGGTGCTGCGCGACCACGTCAACCCCGACTGCGGCGTGATCCTCGTTCACCACACCAAGAAGCTCTCCAAGCACCAGGTGAAGGAGGATCCGTTCCTCGCGCTCTCCGGCGCCAGCGCGCTGCGCGGCTTCTACACCACCGGGCTGATCCTGCACCGGCCGGACGAGGAATCCAGCGAACGTCGTCTTGAGATCGAGCTCAGGAACGGCCCCGCCTTGCCGGCGAAGCTCGTCGACAAGGTCAAGGGCGCGTGGGTCGAGATCAACCCGATGAACGAGCGGCTGGTTCGGGCCGAACAGGGGGTGAAGTTCGATGCCGAACGCGTTCGGAAACAGGACGTGATCCTTGCTCTGTTGCTCGACGAGGCGGCCGAGGGACGGCTTTACACCTCCACCCAGTTCGGGGCGGCCTTTGAGAACCAGCACGGGCTGGGCAGTCAATACACCATCCGCGACCGGCTGAGCGTGCTGGCGACCAAGGGCTTCGTGAAGTTCCGTCGCGACCTGGCCGCACATGGATACCCCGCCACGCGATCACACTTCGGCTACCTCTGCGTGGAGGGCATGCGGTTTGGCCGCGAACCTGTGGTCGATGCCGAGACCGGGGAAGTCCTGGCAGAGGGTGAACCGGTCCTGCCGACCCACTTCAAATGTCCACATTCCGGGCGTGCCAGGGAGGTCGAGAACCCTGCCGTCTGGGTCTATCCGGAGGGGTTGGATGAGTGACTTCGTCATATGACAGAGGCCTTTGTCATCCTCATGCCTTTGTCATGAATTCAATGAAATCAACAACTTGGCGATGACGATGACAAAGGCCCGTGTCATACCCCTTTGTCATCGAAAACGGGAGAAAGAAACGTGAAAACAGATACTTGCAAGGATCGGATGAGGAAGAGTGGGAACCCCTATACTACGTATGAGGGGGGCGACCTCCAGTCCGCCCCCTCATACGACGGAAGTATCCGCGCGACAGGCCAGCGCCAGCCCACCTCTCATGACGGAATGCGCGTACCCGAGGGGCAACGCCAGCGGGTCGTCCGCAAGATCGATTTTCGAGTGCTGCCCGCCCCGGGCACGGTGCTGATGCATGAAGGCCAGCGATACGTGATGGTCGGGTCGGATCTGCATAAGCGCCGCGACGGAAAGACCATCCCCATCATCCTCTGGAAAAGCCACTGCGCCGAGTGTGGAACGCCATTCCAATGTTCAAGCGGCCTCAAGTCCGGGTCGTTGAACCGCCGCTGTCCTGTCCACCATGCGCCTGGCAAGGCCGTCTCCGGCTCGGGGCGCAAGCGGGTGTCGCGGCATCTGCGCAAACACGGCAGGCGCAAGAAACCCTGAACCGAAATCCGACGACGGCGGCCGTTACCGCCAAGCATCAACCGCCGTCGTCTTCCACCCGAGCAGCCAACCAGAAGAGGAGACCACCCATGGCTGATACGACTCTGCCCGGCACCGAGCCTGGCGCAACCCTGAATCCCCCTTCCCGCACCATCCTCGCCCTCGACCTCGGCACCACCACCGGCTGGGCCTTGCGCAGCCATGATGGGCTGATCACCTCCGGCACGGTCAGCTTCAGGCCCCGGCGGTTCGATGGCGGTGGCATGCGGTATCTGCGCTTCACCAACTGGCTGACGGAGATTGACCGGCTGTCCGGCCCGATCGAGGCGATCTGGTTCGAGGAAGTCAGAGCCCACAGGGGCGTGGACGCGAGCCACGTTTATGGGGGTCTCATGGCCACCCTGACCACGTGGGCCGAGCTCCGCGGCGTGCCCTACGAGGGCGTGCCGGTAGGCACCATCAAGAAACACGCAACCGGCAAGGGCAATGCGCCGAAGCAGGCGATGATCGAGGCCGCCCGCGCCCGGGGCTTCAGCCCGGCCGACGACAACGAGGCCGATGCCATCGCCATCCTCATGTGGGCGATCGAGACCAGGGGAGGGCTGGCATGAGCAGTCCACGCATGTTCGGTCTCGAGAAACGTGATGGCCATGAGATCGGTCGCGATCCGCAAGGGATGTCTCGGGAGGATCTGCATCGCGCCGCTGCGCTGATCAGTCCTGATAAAACTCAAGGGAAAATCGGCAATTCGATGCACGAGGGGGCGCAAGTGCCAGACACCCCTCCTGCAAATTCATCCCTGAAAATTCTGGGCGACCAATCGGGAGACTCGGCATGAAGACCATGCGCTTCACACCAAGGGGCTATGGCGGCCGGCGCCGCAGCCCCGAACAGGTCAAGCGCGACGGCTGGCACGAGCAGGGCCTGCTGGCGGTGTCGCTGGACGACGACCGGCTGACCTGGCCCGAGCGGGAACTTGTGCGGCAACTCGGTGAGAAACTTTATGGCAAGAGGCAGGAGGAACGAGATGGGTGAATGGACAACCGCGCGGGTGCAGGATCGGCTGGAACTCGCGGCCGAGGTATTCCGCCAGATGCCGCCCGTGAAGCCACAGGGGTATTTCAGCGCGTGGCCCGAGGTTTTCCACAGCTTCGCCGATCAGGTCGGCCAGAAGCCGCGGATGCGCCGGCCGCTCCCCAGCCCGCGCATGATCTCGCAAGCCGAGGAAGCGCTGCTGTGGCTCAGGTGGCTCGAGAAGGACGACGCGCGGATTGTCTGGTTGCGTGCCAACCGCACGCCGTGGAAGAGGGTCTGCTGGGATGTTGGCCTCAGCCGCCCCGCCGCCAGCCGGCACTGGCAATACGGGATCGCGCTGATCACCTGGCGGCTCAATGGGCGGGTGCCGCCTTCGAAGCGGTCGAAGCGCTTCGTGATCGAGAACGCCGACAGGCTGTCAAGGAAAATCGTCCTGTGAAAAAATTTTCGGGGAGACATCGCAGGGGGTGTTGCCGATGCCCGGCTCGGTCTACAAATCGGGCAAGGTCGCACGAGACGTGAGAGACGGATGGAATGGATGAACGAGGCAGTTGAAATGGGCAAGCGCGGACCGGTTGACCGGAAAAACCTTCTCCGGTGTCGCGTAAGCCTTTGATTTCGCGTGTCCTTTCTGTTCACCACCCTATTCGGGGGGGCTTGGCGCAAGGCTTGCCCAGTGACGCCGCCGAAAATACCCGTTTCGTTTCGCTTTGCCGCAAAACCCAATGAAACAAGGGGCTGACGGCCCCCAAAACCCCGCCTGAAACGAAACGGGGGTCGGCCCCCATTTCGCTTCGCGGAGCTTCGGTTCGTTTCGGGGCGCTGATGCGTTTCGTTTCGGCCACCACACCAGGAACAAGCCATGGACGTGATCGAACTGCCTCTCGGGCAGATCATTCCCTATGCGCGCAATCCGCGCCGCAACGAGAAGGCGGTGGCCGCCGTCGCCGCTTCCATCGCGGAGTTCGGCTGGCGCCAGCCCATCGTTGTGGACGAGAACATGGTCGTGCTTGCCGGGCACACGCGGCTGGAAGCGGCGCGCCAGCTCGGGCTTGAGACCGCGCCGGTGCATGTGGCCAGGGGGCTGAGCGAGGCCCAGGCGCGGGCCTTCCGGATCATGGACAACCGTTCGGCCCAGAACGCCGAGTGGGATGAGGACCTGCTGGGGCTGGAACTGGGAGACCTGCTGGAAGCGGAGTTCGATCTCGGCCTGACCGGGTTCACCGAGGACGAACTGAACGCGCTCCTATCCGGGGTCGAGGAAGCGGCGGCCGAGGATGCCGACGAGGTTCCCGACGCGCCGGAAGACCCGGTCAGCCGCCCGGGCGATCTGTGGCTTCTGGGCCCGCACCGGCTGCTCTGCGGCGATGCCACCGTGGCGACGGACGTGGAGCGCCTGCTTGGGGACAACAAGGCCAACATCTGCTTCTGCGATCCGCCCTACAACGTCGATTATGCCGGCGGCGTCGGCGCGGAGAAGGCCGGCAAGGATCGCCGGATCAGGAACGACGCGCTCGGCGACGAATTCGGCCAGTTCCTGTATGATGCCTGCGTGTCGATCAACGCGCACACCGCCGGCGCGGTCTATATCTGCATGTCCTCGAGCGAGTTGCACACGCTGCAGAAAGCGTTCACCGAGGCTGGCGGTCACTGGTCCACCTTCGTGATATGGGCCAAGGACAGGTTCACCCTTGGCCGGTCCGACTACCAGCGCCAATACGAGCCAATCCTTTATGGCTGGCCCGAAGGCGCCAAGCGCCGCTGGTGCGGGGCGCGCGACCAAGGGGACGTGTGGCTGATCGACCGGCCGGCGAAGAACGAGTTGCACCCGACGATGAAGCCCGTTGCGCTGGTGGAGCGGGCGTTGCGCAACTCGAGCCGCGTGGGCGATCTGGTCTTCGATCCCTTCGGCGGCAGCGGCACGACGCTGATCGCGGCCGAGACGACCGGACGCAAGGCGGCGCTGCTGGAGCTTGATCCGAAATACGTGGATGTAATTGTCGAACGCTGGCAGCGGTTTACCGGGCGGCAGGCGGTGCTGGATGGTGACGGGCGGTCTTTTGATGAAGTCCGTGACGCGAAGGCGGACGCCACATGAAGCAGTCTCGGCTGATGTCGCTTGTCGAGGCCATCGCCAACGTGGCCGTGGGCTACGGCGTCGCCGTTTTCACGCAGATCCTGATCTTCCCCGTGTTCGGGCTGCACACGACGCTGGTGCAGAACCTCAAGATGGGCGGGATATTCACCATCGTCAGCCTGGTCCGGTCCTTCGCCCTGCGCCGGCTGTTCGAGGCGCTCCGTGTGCGTTCGATGGGGCATGATGCAAACCCCTGA